CCACTTGTTGGGTTTCCTGCGGAACCGGGATTGCTAGAACCCCCGTTTCCTCCGTTTCCGGCGCTTCCGGCGCTTCCGGCGCTTCCCGCAGCGCCATTATTACCGTCATTTCCCGCATTACCGGGATTTCCCGCACTACCAGCCCCCCCGGTTCCCGTAATGGTAACTTTCCTATAATTAAAAGGAAGAACAAAATTACCCGAAGAATTGAAAGTTTGACTTCCTACGGGTTGTATGGGGTCTATTTGTTGTCTTGCAGCACCTAACATTATCAGGAAGCCTTAATAACCTTGTTTTTAAAATCAGAAGGAAGTTTTTCTACGGAACTTGAGTGACACGTCCTAAAATATTTATGTTCGCCATCTGGGGATTCCCACAAAACTTCGTGGAAAACAACTAATGGCATATCCGAAAAACTAGCCTTCCCTTCTACATCATCAAAGTTCCACGTATTTAAAGGAGCAAGAGCATCAGCAACAGCATCTGGTTTATAGTCCAATATTGCATAAGAAGCATTCATATCGTCTAGTTTTTTGCGAAAAGACACCGAATCTGCTTGCCCCGCTTCTGTGTAGAGGACTACCTCCTCATATTTAATTGTTAAATCGGACATCTTAGCCCCCTACTAATCGTCAATATAAGACTGAGACACATACCAAACAGTGTCTGAATCAAATTTCATGCACGTATATATGGTTACTTTGTTAGCTGACGAGTTTACTGTCGGCTGACTTGAGCTATTATTATACGAAATACTTTCCCCTCCGGGGGCAGCTAAAGTCATGCTCCTAGAACCCGTTCCATCTTGTTTAAAATAAAGAACTATTGTTTTAACCGCCGTAGAACCAGAGGGTTGACTAGAAGGCAACGTGATAGTTGCATTGCCATTTAAAGTATATCTTACAACGTTTGTATCACTAGGAACGGTTTGTGAAGTTCCTGTATTCGTAGCAGCATTAGCTATTTCAGAAAAGTTTGTTATCGTATTGCCGCCAAATGCTGTAGCTCCGCCAAGAGTGAGTGCCCCATCTATAGCTGCGGCTCCCGTGCATTCCAAAGTTCCTATTTGTAAATCTGCTAGAGCATCTATAACCGCTCCAGAACCGCCTGCTCCGTCGCAATAAATAATAGCATTTTTGCCATTTTGAACGGTAACATTAGCTCCGCTTCCCTGACTAAGAATTACATTATAAGGTCCGCTTGAGCCTGAATCGGTTGTTGCATTTTCAACTATAAAAAAAGCTTTGGTAGTATTAGGTGCAATCGTTACCGTGTTATTGGCTCCTAGCGCACCCGTAAATTTAATTACCCGATACATACCATCTTGAACGTTGGAAGTACCTTGGTCAGGAGAAGCTTCCCTGACAGTTAAAGTATGAGTAGAACCACTAAGGGCAACAGAAGTATAAGAAGCAATCCTATCTAGAATATCGTAGTTAAAATTGCTCGTAGTACCCCATGTTCCGGCTTGTTCCCCGGTGGCTATTTCTTCAAAGCCGAAATTAGCTGTAAAACTAGAAGCCATAATCTTTTTCCTACGCCGCTATATCTGTCCAATCTGGAGTTTGTGAAGCATTCACAGTTGACCAACTTGGACTTTGTGAGGCACTAATCGTTGAAAAACTAGATGTTTGTGATGCGTCAATTATACCCCATACGTTAACAGTACCAACGCTCGTTGTCGCGCTAACTCCTGTTGGTATTACACTTGTTGAACCTGCGAAGGAAGCTGTGCCAACCGCTCCCGTTGCAGATACCCCTGTAACTCCTGTCGTAATACTAGCAAATGCGGTGGCTGTGCCAACCGCTCCAGTAGCATTAACTCCAGTAGCTGCTGCGTTAATAGAAATTGCAGCAGTGGCTGTACCAACCGAGCCAGTAGCCGCAACACCTGTAACCGCAACAATTTTACCAATGCCAACACTAACACTACCAACCGCTCCAGTTCCTGCAACACCTGTGACGGTTGTGGTAACACTGCTTGAAATCGAGGCTGTTCCAATAGCCCCAGTTCCTGCCACGCCAGTGACTTCAACAGGAAGTTGTCTTCCCCATGTAGCGGAACTCCATGTTCCTCGTCCCCAACCTGTGACATTAGCCACAACACAAAATCCCTCTAAGCAATTCTAATTATTGCGGCAGAAGCAGACGCCGCAGGAAATTGAACAGTAAAAGTGCCCGAAGTGCTTGATTTATTACCTCCAAAATCTAATGCACAAACAGCTTTGTTAGAATCAGTGCTGTTATAAATTAAAGCACCCCTAGCTGTTATCGTAGCTGTGGTATAGCTTAAATCAGCAAAATCCGTTATTCCTGTAGTTCCATCTAGAGTAGGGTCTACACGAGTGAGGGCACTTCCTCCTGTAGCATAAGAACCGCTACTAGCCACTTCCCCTGTAGTCACAAACGCTGTACTAGCCGCACCTAAAGTAGCTGTGGTGCTGCTTTTTCCGCCTCCTCCAATAGCATATAGAGCCAATTTAAAACTGTCTCCTCCACTATTTTTAAAGTTATGCACAGCTTCGAGAAGCTCTTTTTTAAAGCTACTGCACATTGCGTTACTAATTGCCATCTCACAAACTCCTTAAATGCTCTGCTAACTCAAATTGACCAGCATTTCTTAATTTATAACAAAGTGTCGCTCTATCCTGACTTATTCCCATTTTAATGTAAAAAGTTAAAATGTCTCTAACATTTGCTCTAAAAGCGTAAGCTTGGTCTCTAATTGGGGCTGGAGCCTCGTCTGAAACCTCTATAAGCCTTTTAAGAGCCAATTCAACTACATCTTCTAACGGCAAACCTCCATTATTACTTGTTTTTACATCAACTAAACCTGCATCTATAGATGCGTCAACAGTAAACATTATCCTGTTTCCTGAAAAGGCACAATTTTATCATTTCTATCATAAAGTCCTTTAAAAGTATCCGAAGGCTCTGGAGGAGCCACTTCTGATTGTTTTGTAACAAGAAGTTGACTATTTTCCATTCTCATAACCAATGGGTCAGGTAATCTATGATACCCGTATAATCGTTGATTTTCTGGCACGTTAGTATCCAAAAGAGATGAACTGTAAGCAACTTCCACCTTCATTCCATTTTTGACACAGCAGGCTAACCAAAATTCTGTGCAGGCTCTGCCAGCTTCTGCCATATGAACGTTATTTTTGTAAGAATAATCTATTCCATATAAATAAAGTTTCTCCACTCCCTGAAAAATAGCATATGCTATTGCATAAGGAACCGTATTATTGAAATAACACATTTCGGTTTCTTTAACTATTTCTTCTAAGGGGTATAAAACAGCACCGGGGACTCTTTTGTCTAGAGTACACGTATATATTGGACCGGGATGGGTTGTAAGAGCTTTTCTCATAGCTTCTGTTTGATTTCCAGCGTCTTCAGTATCTAAAAACCTAGAAGCGGGGTCCATCATAAACACACGGTCATGTTTAATAGGAACCATCATAGAGTTAATAGCCCAAGTTTCGTCGTAATGTTTTCCGTTAGCTACAGAAGAAGTATAAATACCTTGAGAATTGCCTAGTCCTACAATAGCTACAGAAGCCCCTTTTAAACTGGGTTCTTTATACGAAAACTTAGGCAACGGGTTTTCTAACGCGGTCATACCTATACTCATCTCTTGTTTGTTTACCTTCCCCTAAATTTTTTAACCATTGCAAAGCTTCCATATATCTATTGTTATAAAGAGACAAAAGGTCAGGTTCGCCTTTCATAAACGTATACGCTTCTACTAAAGAAGCATACAAAAGAGCTAATTCCGCATTATCTCCTAACCAAGTGGTGCCAGAAGAAGATGTTGTAATAGAAGTAGGTCTGTAAAAATAATGCAATTCAACGCTGTAGCCAGAATCTGGTGTTGGAGCTAATAAAAAACTTTCATCATTCCAATCTGCGTAATATTTAGGCGCACCTGTGGTAGCGGGATTTGGAGTAAAATCTTGTAGAAAAGTTACTTGTTTATACAATAAAAACTCGTTATTAGAGCTATTTATTATACTAAGTGAAAAAGGAGCTAAAAAATCATCTGGTTTAGTTAAATATTTAACACCAGAAGTTACTGTGCCGGACGAATTTCTTCTAAAGACATCTAACTGACATTCTTTCAAAATTCTTTCTTCTGCATTTAATATAAAACGCGGAAGTTGGCTAACAAAAGTTGTTTCAGTGTTATCTGTATAATCCTGAATAGCTGTTTTTAAAGTTGTAAATGTATAAGCCATTTCATGCACTCACCGTTACAGGTCCCGCAGAAGATACTCCTCCTCCGCCAGAAATATTGCCTGAACTAGCAGTTCCACTACTAGCTGTAAAAGTATATTTATCAGAGTTTACTTTTGTTATGGAAAAACCCGCTTCTGTTTCAATCATACTGTCACTAAATCCATCAAAAGGAGTAACTTCTCTAAATCTTACTGTATCGCCTGTAGAACGCCCATGTCCGGGTTCAGTCACCGTAATTGTATTAGTGCCAGAATTTCCTGATTTAAAACTATTAAAAGCCAACAAAACTGTAACAGAAGGTTCTGTTCTATCTGGTCTAGGGTCTTTCAAAGCTTGGGGGTCGGCTACAGTTTTAATGGGGTTAAGTTGGGGCTGCTTTGCCTCCCACTCGTCATTTCCCACAAGAGAGCCTGTCCACTCTTTACGCATGTCACGTAATCTATACGCCGCTCCAGAACGGTCTGAGATACCCATTGCATACTTGTTTGAAGCATATCTAGCCATTATCCAATAGCTCTCAAAGTCGATTCCGAAGGAACTAGGGATAAAGAAGCTCTGTCTCTATCTTCTGTAGCAGCACGAGTAAATTCTTCTTCGTAAATAGCTTTCAACACTTGAATTCTATCCGGCGCTCTTTTTAAAGAAATATAATAAGCTAAACCTGCGGCTAAACAGGGGTAAAAGCGAAAAGGAACCTCTACTGTATTAATCGAAGTATCCGCATCGTCTATGCGAACCAACCTATCGTAAATAAGTTGGTCTGTGCTGTTTTCTGGAGCGGGCCAAACTTTAATTACAGGGTTTATTTGTCTGTCAACGTAATATTGAACAGGTCTTCCCGTAGTTGTTTTGTTGGGAACAGTTAAATAATCATCTCTGCTTAGACGTTGGACAGAAATGTCTTGATTATCCCTTCTTACTACAGCAG